AGGCGCTCAACGCCTTGCGGGTATTGCTTGGTTTGTTGCTCTGCAAGAGCGATCCGTTGAACAATCTCATCGCGCTTGGGATGGGACCACAGACGCGAAAAGAGTTCGCTCTTGGTCATGTAGTATTCCTGAGCCATCGCCTCTTGGCGATCCGTGTAAGGCGTGTCCTCACGTAAGACGCCAAATACACCAGGGTCCACCATGTACGGGTGGATGCCGTTGCGCCAGACCAGTTTGACAAAGGTGCTGTTGTAGCAAAGTGACCAGTTCAACGACTGCGCAAAGACTTGATCGGCGTTTGAGTTGATCCAGTAATCGTGGAGCGCCTTGGTCATTGCCGGGATCATTTTGTGATACGACGTAGGCTCACTTGCGCCAATCTGGATTGAGAAGCGCGTGGTTTCTGCCGAGTACATAAACGACGACAACTGGTCAATGTGCGGGAAAATCTTATTGAAGTGCGCAGGCGATTCATCCATGCCTGAACCAAAGAGGTAGTAGGAGCGCAACATGCTGTAGACCGACATGCGCTCAGACTGCGACACCATGCACTTGTCAATCAAGTCCATGTAGAACTGCTGACGGTCTACTGGCTCTTTGGGTATTCTCATGGCGCTATTTTTAGATTTTCATGGTCAGCAATAAAGGAGCCTACCTTTGGTCCAGCCAATGGCGCACCAGAACCTTTAACCGCTGCCATACCAGAGACAGACTCATCTGCCACCGGGCGCAGGTTGTACTGGCCTAGTTCGGCAGGACTGCCCCATCGCGGAGCGAAAGGGTTGTAGGTTGCTTGTAGCGAGGCGGTTGAGCCTCACCTTCTCTAGCGGGTTTAATGTCACTCATCTTGAAATCCAGTGCAAGTTGGTTGAGTGTTTTGTCATTATGCTTCGTTCCTTCGCTTTTTACACCAATTGGCTTTAAGAATACAACATGAACATCCGTGCAGCCAGCAGGACACACAGCCTCTTTTGATTCAAAGTACCCATGCACCGGGCATTTGTAGTCATGCAATACACTCATAGTTAGCCCCTTTTCTTGCTTAACAAGTTTCCATGTGAATAATCGTACTTATTAACAGGTTTGATGCTTAAACTGAACCCGCTTTCGTTTTTAACTATCAAGGTTGACCTTTTCATAGTCGGTTTAACCTCATGTTGGGCGTGATAACCCAAGAATTTACGGCCTGCAATGTCCATTCGGGTGCCTGCTTCGCCGTTTTCCAGGGCCAAAAGAGCGCGTGAGAGGCGTCTTTGACTGGTTTCGGTCATGCGCATGTTGCCCTCAAAGATCATTTTCTTCATGTTTCGGTAGTCGATGCAGGCAAAACGGGCAAATTCTTCCATTGGAAAGCCACGTTTACGGTTGCTATTCATGTTTTTAACGCGCTCTTTGATGGCAGCAACGGTCAAAACGTCCATTATTGGAACCCCAGTGCGCGTAAATAGTTGCCAACCTGCTTGCCGACCTGTGCTTGCCCACCATTTTCGGCCTCATCGTCCTGCACGGCCTTCTTTTCTCGGGTTAAACGCATCTGAATGAGCCTGGGCTGCAATTGTTCGGCAAAAGCGGCGGTTGCCAGGGCTGCTGCCATGACCCGATCATCTTTTGCCCTGCCCATTGCGGCAATCGTGCCCCCGTCTCGCACAATTCCTTTCATCTCGTCGATGCAATCGCTGCTGTACATGTTCAACATGCCACGCTCGAAGTAGTCTTTAAGGTAGTTCAACATGCGTTCTTTGCTGCTGTGCGTCGTAACCCACCCTATGGAGTTTGAGATACCGAAGGAATCGTTGCGCCGCCAGAGGTAGTGCTGCATGTTCGATAGCACATTGGTCAGTTCTCGGCCCTCGTTGCCGGGTAACTGGGTGGCTTGACGCTTGAGATTGCGCATTTCTTGAATAACGGCTTGACCTGGGCCATTGACTTCGAGGTTTAAGGTCGAATTGACGTAAGCGCCTGCTAGGTAGCAGATGACCCAAGCAAATTGGAAGGTGTTGAGTTCAGAGGTGGCAAATTCAGCCACCTGGTCTATGCCATCGGCGTAGCAGCGAAAGACTTGGATGCAAAAGCGGTCTGCCCAGTCACTTGACCCATAGGCAGGGTCAGCACCAATGACGTAATAGGCCGTCGAGACGGGTTCTTCCCAGATTTTAAGTGTGGCAAGGCGCTCAGTGGACTGCAACAACTGCGTATCTTGAAAATTAGCACCCATCGAGAAGCGGTAAGAGACAAACGCCTCCTTTTTGGACGCTTTCATGGCGTCGGTACACCTGGCAGTCGAAAAGAACGAACTTCCCGTCATCACAAAGGCGTAATCCTCTGTCGGGGGGAACTCTTGGTACATCATGCCCTCGTCTTTGAGTCCCTCATGCAGTTTCCAGCGCCACCAAGCGATCTGCCTGCTGTTAACGTCAAAGTTGTAGACCTTCTTAATGTCCTTGGTCCACTCCTTTTCTTCTGGACTTAGTTTGCCGTCCCAGTAGACCTTGTATATGTCGCTCTTAGGGTCAGCCGAGTAGAACTGGTTACGCCACCAGCCAACGAAGATGGCCTTCTGTGTCCTTGCACGCTTGGCTGTGGTCCACATGTCGTGGAACATGTTGAACCCTCGGGCGGTGGACTCAAACATGTAGTAGCGCAGCGGGTTGTTTTCTGCAAGGGAGGCAAGCAGAGAAGCCAGTCCTTCCTCGTCACCCCAAGAAGAAGTCTCAGTACCGTGCAGAAACGTAATTCCTTTTCCGCGCCCAAGGCTACCTTTCGCTCGGATACCTGCAACCTGATAGAACAGGCGTGATCGGTTCTTAAGAACCATCTGGTTTCTGTTGTGGGACATGAGAGGGATTTTGAACTCTTTGGGCAATCCGTCCATGTACATCTGTAGGGTGCTTCTAAACTGCTCACGGTTTTCCTCTGTATCCGTTGTAAGGGTGCCTTGCATACCTGGATGGATAAAGTGCCAGTAGAGATCAAGGGCAAGGCTAATGGTTGTGATGCCTAACTGCCTGCCTTTAAGAACCACAAAGAAGTGTTTGTCTTCAGCCAGTCCTCGGGCCACCTCGTCCATGACGTAGGTTTGTGTGCCAAGCAATTGATCGCCAAGAACGCGCAAGCCTTGCTCTTTGGTTTCAATCTTAAGGTGCTTGCAGAAGTGGTAGAACTTGGCGCGGTCAAAATTCATAGCGTGTTGTACTGCGTAACCCGACGATTAATCATGCTTGAATTTTCAGGTTGCAAATAAATGATTTTTCTTTTTTTGTCTTTTGTTGATTTTTCTGCCAAGTCTCGATTGGTTTCGGTGTACACGTCAATCTCTTCTAAAATCTTTATAGGGCTGATTGCTTGGCAGCAACCCCGCAGCCAGGGCAGAAGTGTTTTGACCTGATCTGACCAGGCTTGCATTTCCTCTTTCCACCAGCCAAGGTTTGACCGCATTGGCCTCGGTCTTGATTACGCGCTAAGTCAAAGGCTGCTGCTACCTCACAAAAATAGGATCGCAATTCACCTTGGATTTTGAACAATAGAGGCCGACCACTCTCGGTTAATGTCGCACTGCGGTATGGCTTGCCACATTTCTTCTTCGCTCATCAAGTCTTGAATTGCCGTTAGCAGTGGCGCGTGGTCGCTATGGCCTGCGTAGTTCCAAACAACGGCACCAGCGTCTACGGCCTGTTTAGCCAACTCCTGCATGGAGCGTTCTGATTTTGGATTGCCATGCACGTTTAGATTGAAAGTTCCAAAAGTACGTAAGGCCAAGTCAGTATGTTTGAAAATGCTGTTTGTCCACAGACCGCGCTGAAACTTGTTTGGTATTTCTTCCTCGAAGATTGCGCAGAGTTCTTCAAAGTTGCGGTGCATGACTGGGTTACCGCCAATCATGGCAATGATGCCGTGGAAGTCTTTAAGGCTTTGCAAAGCAAGTCTAAAGTTTTCTGGGGTCATTTCCCAAAATGCGTCTTGGTTTTCCAATAGCCGGGTGCAGTTTGAACAGGCTAAGTCACACTTGTTGGTTACATCAATACAAATAATGTGCATGTTCTTAGGTGGGCGCATTTTCGAGATCGCACTATCAGCCAAGTTCATTTTTGTCTCCAAGGTAGGTCATTGCCAAATTTGGCTCTTATCTGAATGTTTTTTTGAAAAAAGAATGGCTTTAGATTGCGCTTGTCATTAAGCCTGTAGTTCATAGTGTATTGACCCGTCCCGTTACCCGGCAATTGTTTGGTGACTTCCCAGACGTGCCGATCTCCAACCATTAGTTGACCGGTGGTGTGATACCAACAGGTTGCAATGCCGCAGGCCAGTCTGCGTCGATCCATAAGGTAGCAGTTTAGGTCTACAAAGCCAGTGTGCTGCCCGAGGGACTCGCAGTCGTCATAGTCCCAAAAACTGCCATCAGGGTGCATAAGTTTACGCAGGCTGTAAGCCCAGACGTTTTCTCCCATAGCGGCTACCAAAGATTCCACATGGTTTTCATCCATCCAATTGTCATCGTCACACCAGCAAATTAGTTCTTCTTGCACAAGGTAAGCAGAAGCAGCCACTATTCCACCATTCATCATGCCGCTGCCACCTGTTTTAACTGGCAGGGCTGTAACCAGCACATTGTTTGGCAGGGTTCTGGGTGGCACCCCATCAAAAAATACGTAGTGCTTGCAAGGGTAAGTCTGATTCGCCACAGACTCCACGGTTTGCTCTAATTCTTTTCTGTTTGTCGTAGCAGTGACTACCGCAACGGTTCTCATTTCTTCTGCCCCTCTTTCCACTGCCACAACACCATCATCTCGGCCCTGAGTTCGTACATGGCACCCTCACCTCGAATTTCGTTAATCCTATTCAAATACCCCTGCCGAGTCCTCTTACTTCTGTAGGTCTTTAGAACCCACTTGGCCTCATGGTAGCGACGCCACTCCTCCGAGTAATTACCCATCTGCCTACCATCAACCGTTGTGACCACCTTGGCCCTCTCATGCACTTCCCCGCACGAACTACACCTGAGCCTTGGGTCAATACCCCCATCAGCCACCTCATTAGGATTCATCCACCACTTCTACATCCCGCCACTCACCCTTAATCATGTGAACTGGCCCCATCTTCACCGAGTCTGCATTGCTCCACCATTGCTGCAACGTCAACTCATCATTGTTTTGCACCCACCTCAACTTTGCCGTAGGCGTCATTACGTCTGTCGTCATCTCACCCTCCATACACGAATACCATCACCCTCTTTCCTACATACAAACTGACGGTCTAACCGTTTACCCTTAATGCGGTTGTAGTTACACAAGATGTTCATGTTCCCACCATGCACTAAAAAAACTCTCACCTACCTGCAACTGCTCATGCGGGTACTCATGCCTCACCTTCTCTTTCGGTAACGGCACACTCTTATCTATTTCATACATACGCACTCCTTTCAACAAGTGCATAAAGGTTAACATGGAAAAACCGTTTTTTCCTTGGGGCGGGGAGCGGAAAGGGGCGCGACAATCGAGAGGGCGAAACCCAATCGTGGGCCAAAACAGACCAGACAGCCCATCCCTGGCTACCCTGTCATGGCACATGCAGGCCATGCGGGGGAGTGGGTGCAGCGCACCATCCATGGTGCCCCCTTCCCTGTGGTGGCCCTGCCCCCTTTTAGGTGCAAAGGGGGAGCGCGAGAGGTTG